AATTTGTAGTAATCTCTAGTATTAAGTAAGCTCATTGTTATCCCTCACACGCTAGACATTCGACATTCTCTAAGTCTATGCGTGGTATTTTTATGTTTACATTTTCTGCATTTCTTGCAGCGTCAGACCGCAAGTAGTACAGAGACTTTAAGTTTTTAGCTCCTGCCCAATGAACATCATTAACATACTGTAGAAAGTCATCGTGTACTTCCTGTGGCTCAGTAGCTTTAGGTGGAGCAAAGAATAAGTTTACGCTTTGGCTTTGACATATATAGTTTTGTCTGTGGTGTGCGTGTTCTATTATCCATATTTGATTTATTTCTGGTGCAGTTTTAAAGACTTCTTTTTCTTCATCAGTTAAAAAGTCTAGGTGCTGCACTGACCCCTCATTTGCTGATATATCTTTCCATACTTTATCTGTATTTTTATTTTTACTTTCTAAAAGTTTCTCAAGATATTTATTTTGTACTCGGTAAGATCCTGTTAGCGTTTTGTGAGTATACACATTAGCCCTTGAAGGCTCAATACTAGGGCTTGTACCATTACATATAATGGAACTAGAAGCGTTAGGAGCAACAGCCAAGAGATGAGCATTACGTAATCCGCTACCAACCATATCAGGTGCTTCGCCCCTTTCTTCAGCAAGTCTTTTACTTGCGTCAACTGCTTTAGTTTTGATAAGGTTAAACGCTCTGTTGTTAAACGAACTCGCGTACATACCCTCAAAAGGGATTCCTTTGCTTTGTAAGTAACTGTGGAAACCCATCGCTCCCAACCCGATACTCCTTTCTCGATAAGCCGAGTAAGTTGATTTTTTATATCCATTCATTCCCTCCTTAATATGATTTTTAAATCTGTCTGCGTTAGCTCTGTATGTTCCTAGTTCGTCTGTGTCTACTGCGTTCTCAATGAAATGTTCTATTACATTATCAAGCATAGTAACAAGGTCATCAATAAACAAACTTTCGGTAGACCACTCATCAAATTTTTCTAGGTTAACACTAGATAAGCAACAAACTGCTGTGCGTTCTTCGTTAGTAGGTAAAGTAATCTCTGAGCATAGGTTACTCTGGCGTATCTCTAAGCCTAAGTCTTTCTGTTCTTTGGGTAGTGCGTCATTGCAGTTATCTAGATTAACTAAGTATGGCTCACCTGTCTCAGAGCGTGTATGTATTATCTGCCACCACAAGTCTCTAGCACTTACATTTTTTACGGCTGTCTTGGTTTTTGGATCAATCAATCTCCAAGATAAATCATCTCGTACCGCATCTAAAAACTCATTGGTTATGTTTACTGCGTTGTGTAGATTCAAACACTTACGGTTTAAGTCTCCTCCTGTAGTCTTACGCATGGCTATAAACTCCTCAATCTCAGGATGGCTCACATCCATATAGGCTGCGTAGCTGCCACGCCTTGTAACGCCCTGATTAAAGGCAAGCATCTGTGAATCTACGACATGCATAAAAGGGATAGAGCCAGTAGATTTGCTACCGTTAGTAGTGCTAGTACCGTTACTCCGAACAGCACCCCAATATCCACCGACACCTCCACCTGCTGATGCCAGCCATATATTCTCATCATAGTGATCAGATAACCCATGACGGGAATCAGGCACAAAATTAAGAAAACAGCTAATGGGAAGACCGCGAGATGTTCCCCCGTTACTAAGTATAGGGGTACTAAACATAAACCAGCAAGAACTTGCGTAGTTATAAAGTCTTTGTGCAAGACCGTAATCAGTGTGTCCTTTGTACGTTGACCCAAATATAGCAGCCCTAGCAAAAGCTTGTTGAGCATGTTCTTCTTCCTCCCAATAGTATCTATCTTTTAATGTGTCTAATGAAAATTGACTAAGCTCTTTTTCTTTATCATAATTTATCTGTATCCCAAGATACTCTTGAGTTTTCAAAGTCATTCGTGTATTCCTTTTTTTCTTTCTTGTATCGTTTAGATTTCTGTTTAGTTTTTGATTGTTTATTTTTATTAAACTTAGCGGTTCGCTCAGCTTTTCTTTCCATCGTCATTTGATTTCTCCGTCAACTCAGGATTGTCTATAACAAATTGTTTAGCTTTAGTATCGTACCATTCAGCTTTATTTAAATCTTCTAAGGGCTTTCCTTTATACCTCATCCTCCATCTATACTTAAAACTATTTCCGCGTAAGTACCCAAGGTATTCTTCTTTAGTTAGCATAGCTTCGATAGCTTCAATACATTCTATTTTACCTTTATTATAATGGATAGGATTATTTACTACATCCTCCATATCTTTTTCTAAGATAGCATCTAGCTGTTTAAATCTCGACATTAGTTCCTTCCTTACTTGCTTCTTCTGTTGCACGTTTTCTTAATAAAAACTCTTCTGTTTCTCTTGCTTTCATGTTAACCCACTTATCAGGTAATGTATCTTCTGAGTACCAAGTAAAGCCGTTAACACTAGCCCACTCTCCGTGGCTACGTTTAGTTCCATCCTTTCTTATTTTAGCATTAGGCATTGGTGCGGAGGGGTTAGCAAATAAAAATACTAACTCGGTATTCTTAGGTAGGTTTTCACGTATCCATATGTACTTAGAGTACTCAGCGTGATCCCAAAATCTACCCTTAGATTCTAACAGAATTGTCTTGTTTTGTAAAGTCCTTTTAAAGTCTGGTTCGTAGGTGTGTTTAACAGTGTACTCTACTTTTTCTGAGTGATGCTCCCATTCTTTGAGTAAGGTATCGTGCAGTATAAACTCCCATATACTATCGTACCCATCTATTTTTATATGCTTAGGTCTTTTCTTACGTGGTTTTCTTTTCAATGTATCTCCTTTCTGTAACTGTCTATTCCTTTATCTATTGCTTGTTTAAGAAATATTAATTCTTCAAGTTCTAAATCACCACCACGTAACTGTAACGTGCAAGCCATAATAATTAGAAGCTGTTCAACTGACGGTTCGTTCTTGTCTTTTTCAGCATCCATTCTAAATCTCCAATAGTTATACTGTCTAAGTCTACGCCTTTACGAATTAATTTTTTTATGTTTTGTCTAGCCCATCGGCAAGTATAAAATGATAAGTAGTTTGTACCTCTAGCTAGTATGTATTCTTCTTTAGGAAGTAAAGACTTATAGTTTTGTTTAGTAACTTGGTCTTGCTCCTCGTCACTTAATAAACTTTTAACCCACTCAATTAATAAACTGTCTACTTTATTATCAATTTGTTTTAATATTTTCTTTCTCATAATACTATTTCTTCTACTCTAGGTAGCGACCTAACATCAGTAAGGTACTCTACACCTTTTGCATACTTAAACATACGCAATCCCTTACCATTATTAGTATCGCTGTGGCATTCTAATTTATGATGGCAGTACACGCCACCCATAGGAAGTTTCATATTACCTTTAGTACCTGCTGGTATAGGCTTGTAACACTTGTCAGGCATCTGCTGTATGCTAAACATCTCTATTAAATTATCTATTCTATCTTCTACATTAGGTTTGTCTAGTTCTTCTGGCTGGTACAAAGCAATCTCTCCAGACTCTTTGTTGATAGCTAAGAACCCTCCGTTGTCTGTACCTTCTGCTTTTTCATATCCAGCAAGCTGATACATGTAACCAAAAGGATCGCTGTCTCTTAATGTTCCGTGTTGAAACTTTTTAAAAGAAAATCCAGAAGCACTCTTAACATCTACAACCTCACCATCAATCTTACAATCCATATGACCTTTGATATTTTTAACATTAACTTCTTTTTGTTGGTCAGTAACTTCGTGGTCTGCTAACTTAACTAAAAATAACAGTAGCTCCTCAAGTATATGACCATACAAAAACTTAATTAAAGTAGCTGCGTCAGGTGGTGTAGACTCCTTGTATTTATCTGCGTAGTATAGCTGTCTCGCAGGTTTGCCAATGCTTGACATCCGAAGGACAGAATTGCTTCTATCCCTCGGAGTTGCCCATTCAATTATAGCATTACCTATACCTGCTGTAACATCAGCTAACAGCTCATCAGGTATTTGTTTTTCTCCTATATTTAAATCAGATACAGTATCATATATATCATTAACTAATGTTGATAAGTTTTTCTTCGTAGAGTTTTTCATAGAAGTCTGCAACCTTTTTTATTTGTGTAGGTGTAGCTTGGTTTTTAATTGAGTTAGCCATCATAGATACTACAATAACATTGTCGGGTTCATACCCTCTAGTGTTATCAATCCTGTCTAGGCTTGGAGAGTTCTGCCAGTTGTCTGACCCGACCTCAAGTAAAGTCCCAAGTATAGGGCAGTGTGTGCCTACATGTACATCATTAACAGTTAAGTCAAAGAATATATTTCTTTTTCTTGCTCGTCTTTTAGCAGCTCTTAGTATAGATAATTTATAATCTTTGCTCTGCGGATTAGACTCAACAAGAGCATACCTTTCTTTTCTAGTCATTGCTATTACGTTAGTGTGTGTCACTCCAGTTATCTCCTATTTTATATTCAGCATCCATCGGACACTTTAGTTTATAATATACACCAGCTTCCACGATGGAGTCAACCGCCATAGAACCTAGTCTATCTACATCATTCTCCCAAGTTTCTATCTGCCACTCGTCATGCACATTTGCTACAACGTGAGCATCTATGTCGCTCGAAAGTAATTTATTATTAAGTATAACCAAAGCTCGCTTCATAACGATAGCTCCAGCACTTTGTAGTAAAGAATTTAATGCAGCATGTGAGCTACGTATAAATACTTTACGCCCATCTAGAGCTTTGATGTAGCCTCTTTGATCTGCTTCTCTCTTAACTCTATTTCTAAAAGATTTAAGTGATGGGAAATTATTGAGAAAAGATTGCTTAACTCGTTTACCTTGAGCTTTGTTTCCTCCAACCACTTGTCCAATCTTTGCATCTCCTGCTCCGTACAAGAAGGCATAGATGAAAGTTTTAGCCTGAGATCTTGATTGCAATCCCGCCCTTGCTTGATTAGCTGTGTGTATGTCTCCGTTGAGTATGTCATCTATAAACTCCTTATCATTAAGATAGTGTGCAAGCATCCGTAGCTCAAGACCACTAGCATCCACACCTACTAACTTATACCCTCTAGGAACTGTCCAGCAAGCCCTACACTCCTTACCGTAGGGAGATGATAGGCTAGGTATCTGAGCCATGTTAGGGTCACGGTGCGACATTCTACCAGTAATAGTACCATTAGATATAACTGAGCCATGTACTCTGTCACCATCTAAAAAAGATAACCACGACTGTACTTGCGCTATCCGTTTCTGTAACATTAAATAGTTAGCTATCATTGCTGCTTCGGGTATGTCCGTAACAGTAGCTAGTATCTTCTCGTCAACCTTTGGCTGCCCTGTAGGTGTAAATACTTTAGGCTTCCAACCAAACTCTTGTAAGTATGTACCTATCTGCTGTCGAGAACTTAAATTAAATTCTTCCTTTGCAGTCCGTACAATCTCTGAAGCAGTACAATCTTTAAATATATTATACTCCTCATCAGACAGTCTGGCTTGCTTACCATCTTTATCTATACCTAACTTACGTAACATCCCATCGTGTGTATGCTGTGGGTAAATTACCCTTTCATTTATCTTAGGAGTAAATGTTTTATGCACAACCTTTTGAGTGTTGTTAAGCTCACTGGTCAGTTCCTCCAACAACTTATTAGCTTTATCTTTATCTAACATAAAGCCATAGTCTCTTTGAGCTGTAGTAATTTTATAAGTATCCATCTCAACATTAACACTCTCACCAGTAAATCCCCTGCTCTCACGTTTAAGTTCTTCATAAACTTTATAGTTTAAGAATACATCCTGAGCGCAGTACTTCATCATCTCTTCTGAGTATCTAGTGTAGTCATCGAACTCTATCTTAGGAAACTGTAACTTGTATCCCCAAGCTTGTAAGCTATGCGATGCTCGTACTGGATTGAACAGTCTAGAAAGTACTAGTGTATCAACTAACTTCTTGTCTGATAAGTCAGCGTTCAATAATCTTTTGACCACTGGTATATCAAATCCAATAATGTTATGACCAATTAACTTATCTGCTTCTTGTAATAACTTAACTCCTTCACTTAGTTTCTTTGGATTAAAATTAAATTGCTCTTGAGTTTCAACATCGAGGACAGACATACAGTAAACTTTTGTAGGCTGTAACCCGTCAGTTTCAATATCGAATACTAAAGATTTCATAACTCATCTACCTCGTTGTCATCATCAATGAATGTTTCCCGAAGTCTACCAGTATCCCTATCATAAAGCAAGTGAGTACCCATTCCTACATCATCAGTGTACCTAGATTTAAGTACCCTCATGTGTGTGGTGTTTGCTTCTTCGGGGTCATCGGATTGCTGGTCACGCTCTAAAGCTATGACGCAATCAGATAACTGAGCAATACTTTGCGAGCCACGTAGGTGTGATAGACTTACCGATATACCATTCTCATGTCCTCGATTA